GCGAGGGAGAACTATCTCTACCACACCTTCCAAGACTCTGAGGGCGTGGCCCGCTTCTTCGAAAGCCGCTATGGATCGAAATGGAAGAATCCTACCTTCATGAAGGAACGTGGGTTTGATCTTTACCAAGAAGCTATCGCCGCTGGGTACGAGCCAAAGTTTACCAACCCTGAAGACATCATGCAAGCTCGTCAGCATGCTTCTGACGTTGCTCAGATGCGAGTGCAAACGCTTCGTGATATGGAGCAGTACGGGATCGCGCGAAAGCTTACCAAGGGCGTTGACCGGGCGGTTGGTGAAGTCGAATGGAGGTCGCCCAATGGAGAACGCTACCTTGTGGATGAAGGTGCCGCGCAGGTTCTTCACAATGCCTTTAACACGAAGTCACTATGGAATCTTCCCGGCGTTGGTGGTGCAGCCTTCCGTGGTGCAATGGTACTTAAGAACGCGATAGTGCCGATTAAACTTGCTCTGTCATTGTTTCATCCTCTTCACGTAGCTACAATTGATAATGCTACCAGCATGGTTCGAGCCTCGAAGGACTTGCTGTCGGGAACGATTAGCCCGCAAGCATGGCTGAAACAAATGGGACAGGCAGCTGCCTATAAAGGTATCATCGACAATCCTCGATCGGGCCATCGACTACTCGACGTCTGGAAAGGTAAGATTAAGGACGAGCAACTTACCGCAGCGGATAAGCAAGCATTAACCTACATGACAGAAGGTGGATTGATTCCTGAAATGTCTGCGCAGTATAAAATCGGGGCGATTGATCGCTTTCGCAATTCACTGCAAATGCATTCTGCCGGTGCGTTGTTTCATCTTCCTTTTGCGGCAATTGAAGCTATCCAGAAGCCAATGTTTGAGAAGTGGATTCCTTCGCTTAAGATTGCTTCGTATTTAAAAGATGTTAGGTCGGCAATTAAGAACGATCCAACGTTGCTGGATAATCCTCTCAAGAGAATGGAAGCTTTCCGCCGGTTGTCGAAGTCAGTGGATAATCGCTATGGAGAAATGGCTTACAATACTCTCTTCTGGAATCGCATGGTAAAGGACCTGGGTGTTGCCAGTTCCCTCTCAATGGGCTGGACGTTGGGGTTCCTGCGTGAGTACGGCGGTGCGGGAATGGATATTGCTAAGGCGGCGAAGGCTGATGGAACAGTTGCTTCGAAAGCAGCTACGGGTATGCTTGATCGTCCGTTGTTTGTGGCGTTCTATACTGCACAGTCCCTCGCCTACGGCGGTATGCTCACCTGGGCTTTGTCGGGGGAACCTCCCCAGAAGCTGCTCGATTATATCTACCCAAAGAGCGGGGAGAAGAATCCTGATGGAACGGATGCTCGGTTGAACACTATGTTCTATGCGCGTGAGTTTGCAGCTGCCTACAAGCATATGCAGACGGAAGGAGTAGTTGCTGGTACGACACAATTCTTTCTCAATAAGGCTACCCCCGTAGCTGGAATGGTAAAAGACTGGGCGAAGAATGTAGATTACTTCGGAAAGGAAATCTCAGATCCTGACGCACCTGCTTATAAGCAGCTTGCCCAGAAACTTTCCCATGTGATGCAAGAACTTGAGCCGATGAGTATTTCCTCGGTCAAGCGGTCAAGTTCTGATACGATTAAAGCCTATGGTTTGAGCATCGCGGGGTTTGGTCCTGCTCCAAAGTATGCGACAGAAACACCGACGGAAATGGCGATTAAGAGTGCATTTAGAAAGTATCATGGAACTTCGATAACGCCTTACGAGAAGGCTGAATATGGGGATGAGGCGAAGAAGTTAAAGAAAGCCTACGCCGCCGGCGATACAGAGGAATATGGCAAGCAGCTTCTCGCGATGAAGGAGAAATATAACTTAACGCCTCGGCAAATCCAGTCATTGCGTAAGGGTGCGGGAGTGGACCCTACACTGAAGATGTTCAAAGCCTTATCACCTAAACAGCAGAAAGAAATTCTCAAGCAAATGCCCGAGGAGGAGAGGTTGAAATATCTTCGTTATGCCAGTCCACAAGTTCGCTATCACTACGCCGAGGAAACTCAATGAATATCTTAATCATTGATATTACCCTATCCTCGCTTGATTTCGCTATGCGGGCAATGAATTTCAAGCATGAGGTACGGGTTTGGTTTCCTAAGGGTACCGCCGGGTAAGCTCCGAAGATCGGAGAGGGAATGATTGACCGGGTTGATGACTGGACGAAGTGGATGAAGTGGGCTGACCTCATCATCACGACGGACAATGCAAAGTATCAGAGTGACCTCGAGCCTTACTTTGCGATGGAGTATCCCATCTTTGGTTGCAATCGAGAGGCGGCGGAACTCGAACTTGATCGGGAGAAGGGGCAGAAGATTCTGGAACAGTATGGGATTGATACACTTCCGTATGAATTGTTCAGCAACTATGACAAGGCGATTGACTACGTTAAGAAAACAAACGGCGTCTATGTATCAAAGCCTTGGGGCGGGGCTTCCGATAAGTCACTCTCCTACGTATCCAAATCTCCCGCAGATATGATATTCAAACTGCAGAAATGGCGGGATAGTAAGAAGATCAAAGGCCAGTTCATGCTCCAGGAATTCCGTAAGGGAACAGAAATGGCGGTTGGGGGCTGGTTCGGTCCGGGTGGTTGGAATCGCTGGCTCTGCGAGAATTGGGAAGAAAAGCCTTTCATGAATGATGGGCTGGGTGGGAATACGGGAGAGCAAGGAACGGTTCTTCGCTATGTCCGTAAGTCGAAACTCTTCAACGAGATGCTTGATCCGATGACGGATTATTTGCATAGTGTGAACTATGTTGGATACTGTGACATCAACACTATCATCGACGATGAAGGTAAACCCTGGCCACTTGAGTTCACCATGCGCTTTGGTGACCCTACGTTCAAGATTCAATCTGCCCTCCACCAAGGAGATATCGCCAAGTGGATGCTTGACTTACTCGAAGGGCGTGATACATTAAACGTATCGACGGACATTGCGGTAGGAGTAGTAATGACACACGGTGACTATCCACATAGCAAGATGAAGGATGAAGAAATTGATGGGTTTCCTGTTTACGGCATCACGAACGATAACGAAGACCAGATACACTTCTGCGAGATGCGGGACGGTGTGGCGCCGGCTATGGTGCGTGGTCGGGTGCAGGACGTGGCCATGCCGGTCACGGCGGGGGATTATGTGGCGGTGGTGACTGGAACAGGGGCAACGGTACGGGACGCCCAAAAGGACGTGTATGGTGTTGCGTGGGATGTTTCCTGGCCTTCCAACAAGATGATGCGAACCGACATCGGGGACCGGATGAAGAAGGCGCTCGCCGCATTGCAACCACATGGATTTGCTAAAGGGATGGAGTTCTAGTATGGGAACGACACCTAGGAAAGGGCCGGCCGATTATCTCGTGCTTGGGGATTGGAATACTATTTGCTTCGTTTGCGGGAAGAAATTTAAAGCCTCGGAAATGAGGAAGCACTGGAAGGGGTATTGGGTTTGTTCAAGGGATTGGGAACCTCGGCATCCTCAAGATTTCGTTCGGGCGACCGCTGATGTAGTGACACCACCTTGGGTACAACCAGAGCCAGCGGATAATATTCTAGTGCAATGTACGTTGCAAGGTCAAATGTCAGTTGGTGGCTACGCAGTAGCTGGTTGTATGGTAGCCGGAGTTTCTTTTAATCCTGGATGGGTAACTTCCTAATGGCACTTCAAAACTTTGTAGACAAGGTTACAACAGTTGCAACTTCGTGGTTGAACTCGGTAGATGTTTTGCTGGATACAGTGTTTGGTTCCGCGACGACGAAAGCAGCAGCAAGAGCCGCGCTGACAAGTGATGCTCCGATGTCACTTGCCCAAGGTGGTACTGGTGCAACTACAGCGGCAGCTGCAAGAACAAATCTCGGTGCTGCGGCCGATTCTGCTGTAGTACACCTTGCGGGTGCTGAAGCAATTACAGGGGCTAAAACATTTTCTGGTGGTATTACTGGGTATATAAGTATCACCACTTCTATTGCCTATGGAGCTTCTGCACTTGCCGCCAATACAACAGGAGCTAATAATGTTGCTATTGGTGTAAATGCTAATATAGCCAATACAACTGGGTCGCAGAATACAGCAGTAGGTTCGGGTGCTGGAACCAATGCTGCTACGTCTAGTAGTAATACAGCTGTTGGATATTTAGCACTTAGCGGTGCGGCAAGTTCTGGCCATGTTGCGGTTGGGGTAAGCGCTTTACAAGCTGGTGCACAAAGTGGAACATCTCCAAGCGTTGCTGTAGGGTATGCTGCTCTTATGGGTGCTGGTACCTCCACAGGCGGTTTAGCGGCAGTTGGATATAACGCTGGTTCTGCGAATACTTCTGGCAATGGTAATACTTTCTTGGGAGCAAACGTTGGTATTACTTTTCCTACAACAGGTTCAAATGATACCGTAATTGGGTATAATGCTCAGGCATCTGCAGCTGCGGCGTCTAATGAAATTACGCTTGGCAATGCTTCCATTGCAACTCTTCGTTGCCAGGTTACTACAATTACTGCCCTTTCCGACCGCCGGGATAAGAAAGATATTGCGGAACTTAAGCCAGGTCTCAGTTTTATCCAAGCACTCAAACCAGTTGAGTTTACTTGGAACATGCGAGATAGGGGAAAGGTGGATGTTCCCGACATTGGCTTCATTGCACAGGATTTGCAGCAAGTACAGAAAGATCTTGGGGTGCATATCCCCGGTCTTGTCTATGAGTCAAACCCCGATAAACTGGAAGCTGGTTACGGAATGCTTATTCCCATTCTCGTGAAGGCTATTCAAGAACTTAAGGTGGAATTTGATCTGTACAAAAAGGAACACCCATGAAGAATGAACAGCTGTTAAATCAATGCGAGGGGCAACTTCGTGAACTCTTCCACAGAGTAGATACTATTGTTCAAGTGGAAATTCTCCCCTCTACCATCCGTACACTGGAACAGCAAAAAGCTTTCGTCGCTGCTGGTACGAGTAAGACAATGGATAGCAAGCATCTTATTTCCCCCGAGCATCCTTTCTCTCGGGCGGTAGATGCAGGACCGTATCCGCATAGATGGCCGCAGGAAGGGAGTAAGGATGCTTGGAAAGATTGGGCGAGGTTGTATTACTTTGCGGGGGTAGTTGTGGCAGTAGGAAGGGAAATGGGGATTGACGTTCGCTATGGTGGGGACTGGAACGGCAACTTCGAACTCAAGGATGAAAACTTTTTTGACGGAGTTCACTTCGAACGTAGGGGATAGCTATGGATTACCAAGTTTTATTTAACATTGCCTTCGCAATCATCGGCATACTAGGTGGCTGGTTCATGAGGGTTATCTGGGATTCTATTAAAGGGCTTACATCAGACTTAAAAGAATTGGAGGCAAAGACCTCTGAGACCTATGCGAGAAGGGACGACATGCGTATGTTGCATGACGCTCTGTTCAAAAAGTTGGACCGTATTGAAGATAAACTTGACCGGAAAATGGATAAGGAATAGGAGGATTAAATGAGTAAAAAGAATTGGGGTGCTATACTCGGTGCAATTGCTCCGACGGTTGCGACCGCGCTGGGTGGGCCACTTGCGGGTACGGCGGTAGGAGTATTGTCAAAGGTATTACTGGGCAAGCCTGATGGGACGGAGGAGGAACTAGCCCCGTTGATTCAGCAGGCCAGTCCCGAAACCCTGCTGAAGATTAAAGAAGCCGAGAATGAACTGAAGCTTGGATTAGCTGCCGCCGGCGTGACGCTGGAAGAGATTGCAGCACAGGATCGAAGCAGTGCTCGAGAACGGGAAATCAAAACCGGAGACAATACAACTCGTAACTTGGCTTACGCCTACACTGTTGGATACTTCCTTGTCCTCTGGGTCGTTATGAAAACTGGCGTTGACCCTAAGATGGAAAGCATAGTCATGGTATTGCTTGGGGTTTTGACAGCTGCCCAAGCACAGATCATGAATTACTATTATGGATCAAGTTCGGGCTCCGCTCAGAAGACTGCATTCATTGCAAGCTTCAAGTCGGAGGAAAGTAAAACACCCAAAGGTTGAAGCCAACCTTATACGGCATCTTCCCCGCAAGAACTTGTTTTCCTGTTGGCCCGCAGGTAGTACAAATATGACTGTATATGTGAGGACCATCCTCCCGCGAAGGGAGGAGTTCCATAATGGTGTCACACTTAGGGCAATATAATTGGGGCGGGTTATTCA